GATTTGTAGGCTCGGCAAACAACGCCTTTCCACTTTACAGCGGTAGGTTTTCGTTTACCTGCCCCCGAACCGTACTTACACGTCTCCATGTATACGGCTCTCCATCTGTAACATCATCTTACTTGACACATCTCTGGATTTTTGCGTTACACTCCGCACATACGACCAAAGTCTTTCTGTGCATATAGAGCATTTTGCGTTCCCAGTCTTTTTTACCTTTTAACTCTTTGAGTGTGCGGACATGGTGCATTACCACTTCTCCGTGCTTGCCACATAGTTCGCACGTTTTTGTTGTAAGCCTTTCTATCAGACTCAACGATGGCGTTTTGAACATGTACGGCAGATTGTCACTTGGGGCTGTTTCACAATCTGTTTTGCGGGCATATCCCTCATTATAGAATACCCTGTACTTGGTTTCTCCTCCCTTGTTTACAAAAGGCACTGCAAAGAGATTGTCCTTGCGGTATCTTTCAATGACTTTTCTCACTGACATATTCAGTTTTTGAGCAAGGGTTTTGTACATGGAGAACTTCATAATACAGCCGAAAGAGCGTCCCAAAGCCGATGCATTGTTTGCTATTGAGTAATAGTTGTAGAACCCTCGTATTTCGGTATTAAACTGAGATACAATCTCGTGCGCTTCATTGTCAATCATATAAATCCTGCCTTTTGACACCCATGTTTCCTTGCCGTGTTTGGTGACAACTTTCATGGCTTCAAGGCTGAGCAGCTTGTTCTTGATTACTTCTCTTGAAACGTGCAATATCACATTCCCGTTGAAGTATCTGCGCACTGTTCCGTTACTGTTTCTCTTTGTGGCATAGTCTTTACGGACATATATTTCGTAACCCAAAAATTTTGCGCTGTCTTGTGCATTTGTAATCAAAGTCTTTTCCTGTGACATCTCCAGCCTTAACTTTTCCTGCATAAACTTAGTGATGTCAGCTTTGATTTTCTCGCATTCGTTTTTTGTTCCGATAACTCCGATAAGGAAATCATCGGCATAGCGCACATATTTCAGCCTGCGAAAGTTTACATCCATATCATTGCCACTTGGCATTGTAAGTATCAGCTTCTGCTTTTCGTGCAGTTCTTCTACCATCCTTGTTCTTACGTTTACATCCTCTACTTCATTTATCCTACGTTTTAGGTAGTGTACTCTGCTGTTGAGTTTGCATATGTCCTTGTTACGACTTCTCATAGTCCCTTTATTGAATTTGTTGGCATATTCATCCATGTACTTATCGAACTTGTCAAGGTATATGTTTGCCAAAATAGGGCTTATGATACCACCTTGCGGTGTCCCTGAATAAGTCTTGTTGAATTGCCACTCTTCCATGTACCCTGCATTGAGGAATTTCCGTATCAGACGAAGAAATCTGTCATCTGCTATTCTGTCTTTCATTATTTCTATCAGCACATCATGGTCTATATTGTCAAAGAAGCCTTTTATATCTCCCTCGATGAACCATTTTGCACCATTGAAATTGTTTTGTAGACTTTTCAGTGCCGTGTGGCAGCTTCGGTTTGGTCTGAAACCGTGCGATGTCCACTCAAAGTGTCCCTCATATATGGCTTCAAGCACCATTCTTACTACCTCTTGAACCAATTTGTCTTCAAAAGACGGTATTCCTAACGGACGCATCTTCCCATTCTTTTTCGGAATGTAAATTCTCTTTGCAGGATTGGGACTATAAGTCTCATCCTTTATACTCTCTATGAGTTTGTTTATCCTGTCAATGCTCATTTCATTCTCTGTTTTGCCATCTGTGCCGGGTGTCATGTTTCCCGGCTTTGCATACATGCGTTGGTAGGCGACAAAGAACATCTGTTCATTGAATAGAATACGGTAGAGCCTTTCGTATTTATACGCGGGCTCGTTGCTGTGTCCAGCTAAAATGTTTAATACTTGCTCTGGATTTCTCATACGTCTCTCACGTTTTCCGTTGTTTGTATTAAAGTTACAGACTACTTCCCTTCGCCATGTACAAGGCTTTCCCCTGCTCGGACTACTACGGAAGTTCCGTTACCATATCGGATATTCAAAAGCTTTCTTTATAGCTGTTTATTCCAGCGTTCCGACTTAGGTAATCCCCAGTTAGTTCTCTTAATAACTATTAGCACGACATACTGTCGGATGCGACTTTCGTTCTTGTCCGCTTATTGCGGCTGTGTCATAGTCGGTTCTTTATGCCCTGCACTAACGCTCAAAATAGGCAGGGTACTATGAAACAACGTATGTATAATAGTCTTCCGTTGTTGCAAGATTTGGTACCACTGAACTGTCGTTCAACCAATCAAGGCTTCATCCTTGTGTATGTCTTTTCGTCTTGCCCCTCAGTCGCCACTAGACTATTAATGGACTTGGAGCTTTAATCAGTATGCTACACTCCCCATCGGGTTTCCCCTTTGGATAAACTGATTGACGATAGGATTATATCGAACCCAATCCTAACTTCTTGCTAAAGAAGCATTTATTAAGCGACCATTCTGGGCGCACCAGCGTATATCTGGGTAGTCCGTATGGAGTAATGCCCCATCATCTTGCTGATGGTTTCTATCGGGACCCCGTTGCTCAGGCAGATAAGGGTCGCGAAACTGTGCCGGGCTTGGTAGAATGTTAAATGGCATCCTAAATCACACTGTTCGGCTATGATTTTAAGGCTGCGGCACAAGCTGCTGGTCTGTGGGACGAAGAACAATTTTCCGTCCTTGCCTTCACCCTTGTATTTCTCAATGATGCGGAGAGGAATGTCAAGAAGTTTGATATGGCACTCCGCCTTGGTCTTCTGCCGTGCGATGTGAATCCATTTGGAACCGTCTTCCTTCGTGATGATGTTGTCTTCCGTCAGATTCGCCAAGTCAGCCCTTCCGATGCCCGTAAATACCGAAAAGACAAACAGGTCGCGTGTGTGGCACAGGCGGTAGGTGGGTAGTCGGGCATTGAGCAGTTTTTCAAACTGTTCCCTGTCCAAATGGCGATGGTTTACAGGCACCTTCTCTACCTTATGCCCAGCGAAAGGGTCACGTTTCAGTATATGCCTCTTCAACGCCAGCCGTGTCATCTTGTGCAGCAGGATAAGATAGTCATTGTAGGCGGACACTTTTAACCGCAGTACGGTAGAGAAATAGAATGTGAGGTCGGTCATGAACTTCATCGTCAGCGAACGAAGCGGAATATCCTCCAAGTCATACTTGTATCTCAGAAAGTTGTATATATGCTTGCGCGTGGTCAGATAGCGGATATAGGTATGCCTTGTCCGGTCAATGCCCACACGTCTGGCGTATTCTTCGTTGTGCTCGTCAAACAGGGATAGCAATGTCTCTTTGACATCGGATTTTCCAGTGACGGCGTTCTTGATGATTTCGGATGAGACGAAACCATAAGAGTCCACGTTCTTCCTGTAGGCGGATTTCGCTTTTCCCTCCAACGTCTCCAGCAATGAGTTCAGCCTGTTCAACTCATTTCTTTTTTCGCCGGTGATGTTTCCGGTCTTGCGCCCGTCCGTGAATGCCTTTCCCGCTTTTGCGTCCCATAGGTCAGGCTCTATTTCCAGTCCGGTGGAATACTGGCTTATCTTCCCGTCAAGGGTGACACGCCCCATAATCGGGCATCTGCCGTTTTTCTTTGTCTTCTGGCGGTTGATGTAGAACAACAGTTTGAATGTGCTTCGCATGGCTTATCCCTCCATTATTTTAGTTATGTACTCCCGTTGCTTCACGCTCGGATTGACTTTCCGCCGGCTGTAGTCTTTCAGAATCGGTGACGGGGCGGTGTCGATGTCCGACAAGGAGAACTTGCCCCCGATAACATCTTTCAGGCAATCCACATCCCTGTCTATCTTGTCCTGGGTGACTTTCGCATACCGCTGCGTGGTGGTGATATGCCGATGCCCCATGATTTTGCTGACGGTTTCTATCGGAATCCCCTGTGACAGGCAGATGATGCTTCCGAAGGTGTGACGTGCCTGGTGAAATGAGATTGGACGGTTGATGCCGCACATCACGGACATCTTTTTCAGATGTCTGTTCATGCTCTCCTTGGTCAGCATCGGAAGGAGTTTTCCGTTGTCGTCCATGCCCTTGTACTTTTCGATGATACTCAAGGGAATCTCCATCAGCCTCACACATTCGGGTGTCCCCGTCTTTTGTCTTTCCGTATGAATCCACATACTGCCGTCATCGGCTTTCACCAGATTGGCGGTTGTCAGGCTTCTCATGTCGCAATAGCAGATCCCCGTCCAGCACGAGAACAGAAACATATCCCTCGTGAAATTGCGATTGGGAGTGTCATAGGTCGTGTTTGAAAACAGGTCAAGCTCGTCTTCCGTCAGGTACATCTGTTTGAAAGCGGGTTTCTGTGGGGCATAGCCTTTGAACGGGCTGAAAGGAACGATGCCACGGAACACGGCAAGCATCATCACGCTTTTCAGGCGGTTGACATGTCCGAGTATGGTTCTGGGCATGAAACGTCTTGTCGTGCGCATATACATATCAAACGCCTCGATAAAACTCTCATCCAACTGCTTGACGGGCATATCCGACACATGGTATTTCTCTTTCAGGAATGCACCGAGTATCCGGTAGGTGTTCTGGTACTGGTAAAATGTGTTTACCGCCCTGTTCACCCCTACACGCAGGGCATAGTCACTGTTATGTTCCGCATAGAGTTTCATGATGGTGTCCTGTGTTTCAGCCAGACCTTGGAACACGTTTCTGACTTCCTCTGCCGTTACGACATCCTGTATGTCGAAAAGCTCGTTGAACCGTTTCTGCAGTAACAGCAGTACCCTTTCAATCTCCCTGTTTGCCATTGTCGCCACCTTGCTTTTGCCCGTACAACGTTGGGCGGTGGCATTCCACAACTGCACTTCAATTTTGAACTTGCATGCGAATTGTGCGATGGAATTGACCCTCCCTTTGACGGATATTCTTCCCATGAGTGGAGAAAAGCCGTCCTTGTCCTGTCCGCTGCGCTTGATGTAGAGCAGCACTTTCATTTCAGTTTTCATGCGTTACTTTTTTGATTGCAATATTACTCATACTTCGCCTGTTGAACGGCATGAGAATCAGGCAGAACGGTGCAATCAAAACCGGATGGGCTAAATCTGCCGGATAAAGGGATATTCCCGGATGGAAAGTCCTTTCCGATGACAGCTTAATCCCTGATTGACTGCACTTAGATGAAATGAAAACAGGTAATGACTTGGTAGCTGAACAGGTTCATTATTCCACCTGTCTTTGCAGTTTGTCCAACTATGCAAATCAACGCAATTTGGCTGTATTACAACGAATTGTCATTTATTTGCTGTATTCTTCTCTTGGCTGCATTGATAATTTTCTATCCGGTTACAGGATTACCATATACCATGGCTCCCAATCGTCCATTTCCCAAAGGTAATGCCTCTTCCCAATATCTGGCAGGCTTATCATACCATAA